TATCTGAACAATCCGGCGAATACATATACAATCATCCTCTTGTCCAAAAGTTTTTAGGAGAAGTTGCTAAAGTTATTGGTAATAACAATCAACTTCCTGTGCCAGTTATGGGTGAATTCACGGATGATAAACTTGCCAATATGTCGATTTATGGACCAGAATATGGACAAGCATTTTCTTTGCAACATACACAGTTGATTGGCCAAGGTAAACCAGTATTTAATAATATGAATAGATATATAGAACTAGACTTCTCCAGTCACATGAGTTTGTCTGGTGACTTATCACACTTTAAAGGTGGTTACTTACCAGTATTTGGTGCAACATTTAGGGCAGGCCGAGGATTCACCTACAAGAATAAACGTTACAATGGTGCCCGTGTAGCTATTTACCCATACAAATTGATGGCCACCAGAGGTGATCTATTAGTAGTAAAAATTAAAAAGTAAAATTAACATTTTCAAACTTTAAAAATTATAATGCCATTAACCGATTTCGATAAAATTTTAAAGAGTTACGAAGATTCCGAAGATGATTTCGGATTTTCTGCCGTATCCGAACAAGAATATAATTCAGCTATCAAAGAGAGTGTTAAGACTGTAGAAACAGTTAAAAATACTTTATCTGAAACTGAACAACGCATGGTTGAACTTGAGAAGATGATTATCCCTTTCCTAAAGAAACTACATAGTACAGGTGATAAAGAATACATCTATTGCCCAAACCGTAAACCTGCAATTGAAAAACAAATAGAGAAAATATTGAAACTGACTAGAGGATGATTTATGAAGCCGTTAGTGACTGTGATTACACCTACCACAGGTGCACCGTGTTTACGTCAAGCGTTAGACTCGGTTAAAAACCAAACTTATGATAATATACAACACTTAGTTGTTGTAGATGGCCAACCAAAAGGTCGTGTGATAGCCAGAGAGTATCCACATATTGATCTGATTGACCTCCCATACCCAACAGGACAAGACCAGTACAACGGTCATAGAATATATGGTGCAATGACCTATATTGCAAAGGGTGACTTCCTATGTTTCTTGGATGAGGATAATTGGTACGAACCAAATCATATTGAAACCTTGGTTGATGTTATATCAAAAGGAAACAAGTGGGCATATTCGTTGCGTAAAATTGTCAGCCAGGATGGTGAATACATATGTAACGATGATTGTGAATCACTGGGTAAATGGACTTCTGTGATTAATGATAAATTTATTGATGTTAATTGCTTTATGATACCTAGAATTTCAGCGTTAGGGTTTTCGCCTTATTGGTATCGGCGTGCAAGGCATCCACAAGAACAACCAGAAGTTGATAGAATCTTGTCACCATATATGATGCAAACACAAACTGAATTTGATACAAATGGACAATATACAATAAACTATAGGGTTGCAAGTAGAGGAGATTCTGTACAGGCAGAATTCTTTTTGAAAGGAAATGAAGTGATGAAGAAACAATATAATGGAGATTTACCATGGACAAAAAAGACCTGATTATAGGCGCATTTAAAAACTATAACTTTGAACAAATCAAACCTTGGATTCAATCAATCAACGAATCTGGATTTAAAGGCGATAAAGTTCTAATTGCAATAGGTGCATCACAAGAAACACTTGATAAAATCACACAGTCTGGTTTTATTGCAGTACCTAAAGTATCGATTAGTGGAAATATGTTTCATATGGAACGATTCATCCACATCTATGATTATTTAAGAACCCATACAGACCAGTATCGTTTTGTTATCAGTACAGATGTGCGAGATGTGATTTTTCAGTCTGATCCAATTGAATTCATGGAAAAACAAATTGAAGATTGGCCAAGCTGGCCAAGATTGATTGCTGTATCTGAATGCATCAAAATTAAAAATGAACACTGGAATCGAAACAACATAATCAAGTGTTTTGGTGATTACTTCTATAAAGAGATCGAAGACCGTGAAGTGTTGAATGTCGGAACATTAGCGGGCCTAGAAGATACGATTCGTGATTTGTGTGGTATGTTGTACCAACTGTCTTTGAATAGAGCAGATTGGGTGGCAGATCAAGCTGCATATAATGTTTTAATGAATTTGGTACCATATAAAGATATCACACACATTACTGGACTAAACGATGGATTTTGTTGCAACTTACATGTAACAAACAAACCAATTGAGAAGGATCATTTTGCACCATTCATTACAGAAAAACATCCAATTTTTGAACATGGTTTGGTAAAAACTGCTGATGGTAAACCATACTGTATTGTACATCAATATGACAGAGATCCAGTATTGAAGAAATTCTATGATGATAAGTATGAAGTTGAAGAAATGATTACTTTTAGGACAACATGATGAGTGATATTACTATTGTTACTGCTTTTTATGATATTGGCCGAGGTGAGTGGACACCAGATAAAGGACTACCACATTACCTACAGAGAACAACGGATACTTACATTGAAAGATTCTCCCATATGGCTCAAATGGAGAATGAAATGGTTGTATTCTCCACACCAGATATTATTGAGAAACTACAACCATTACGTGGTGATAGACCAACAAAATGGGTTTCATTTGATATTTTTAAAAAATATGGCGATTTAGTTGAGACTATACATAAAATTCAGAAAAATGAAAACTACCAGAAGATGATTCATCCGTCACAAAGAATGAATCCAGAATACTGGAATCCACAATATGTTGCCGTTAATTTTTTAAAATCGACAGTTGTTAATGTTGCAATAAAAAATGGATTTGCAACCAAAGATTTGGTGTCATGGTTAGATTTTGGTTATTGTCGTACCGCAGATAAGATTCCATCATCCAAAAAATGGTCGTATGATTTTGATGTGACAAAGATGCATCTTTTCAATTATAAGGAATACGATAATAGACCAATCAACGAAATCATATCAACAAATGATGTATACATACTAGGTGCAAAAATTGTTGGTGGTAGAACGGTGTGGCCAGAATTTCAAAAAACTATGGCAAAGAGTTTGTCTGATTTGATTGATAAAGATTTAGTGGATGATGACCAAACAATTATGTTGTTGTCAACTATAAAGAATCCTAGTTTGTTTCAACTACACAAAATTCCTGACCATCAACTTGGTCTTGATCCGTTTGTTATTTTTAGTGACTTTAATAAAGAGGTATAATATGGAAAAAATTGAATTGACTGAGAAAATTATCTTCTCTTACATGAAACAGGAGTTCTTTGGTGCAAGAACCGAAATGTGTAAAATTTTTGCTGACTATGGATCAGATAAAAGTACTTGGCACAATTACACAAATTTTTATGATGCATTGTTTCAGAATTTTAATTTGAGAGACAAAGAGGTTAACTTCTTTGAATTGGGTCTTGGTACAAACAACACCAGTTTTAAATCAAACATGGGTGTGAACGGTAAACCTGGAGCATCTATGAGAGCTTTTGCGGATTATTTTCCCAAAGGAAAAATATATGGTGCAGATATTGACAAAGACATTTTGTTTCAAACAGATAGAATTAAAACATTTTTCTGTGACCAAACTAATCCAGAAATTATTAAAGATATGTGGAGTAAAATGCCAGAAGAATTTGATATCATCATTGACGATGGACTTCACGAAGCTCATGCAAACATCACATTCTTTGAAAATTCATTTCATAAATTGAAAAAAGGTGGAATCTTTATTATTGAAGACATTTTAAATTTTGATGGACCCATCAATCATCAACATCTACAATCCAACTATACCAAAAATTAACATTTGGGATAACAACCTTGCGGTTATTGTGAAATAATGTATATTTTTATTATTACATCATGCATCAATTCGGTATCCAGTGTCATGGATACTGAAACACGATTTAATGATACATTTAAAACAATAGAATCTATCAGATTGAAGGTTCCAAATTCATTTATAATTTTATCGGAATCATCTCCTGAAAAATTGGCCAAAAACAAACTAGATTTGCTGCGACCAAAAGTTGATCGACTGTTGATATTATCCGACATTCCTTTGGTTCAAGACCTAGGTAATAAATTCTTAAAGAGTTCAGCCGAAACATTAAATTTAAGTTTAGCTTTTGATTTTATTAAAAGTTTCAAATTGCCAAATGTAAAACGAATATTCAAATTGACCGGCCGTGGTGAACTTGCAGATGAATTTGACATTTCATATTATGAAAATCCAGAATTAATTGGTAAATATGTTTTTAAGAAACGCATAACCTCATGGAACGATCCACAAAAAAGTCTTGTTAGTACAAGATGTTGGTCTTTCTGTTATAGTCTTTTTGATGAAACGCATGAAATGTTGGCCCGAGTGTTTAATGGGTGTATGTATGTTGGACCTGATGTGGAACATG